ATTTAGCCCACGAAAGATTATGCACGAGAGCTTATTGGGAGATACAGGATTTCGTAATCCTTCTAAAAAAGAAAATTTACGATTTAGGGGGAGAGTGGCGATACATTTCTCAATTAATGCAACCGAAGTGTGAATATACTGGGTATTGCAGAGAGAAACACAGTTGCGGTAGATACCCAAGGAGGGAGGAATTTGTCAAGACATAAGATGCTACAAGAGCAAATAGAGTTTTTAGAGGAACACGACCCGAACAATGAAAAAATAAGGGAGTTAAAGGAGGCACTTAAAAAAAGCAAAAAGGGGAGAAGAAGTAGAAGGAAGGGGAGCAACTATGAGAGAAAAGTGAAAGCCTTATTAAAAGAGTGGATAGACATTGATTTAGAGAGAACACCGTTAAGCGGAGGGTTTGCAAAAAGGAAAAACCTAAAGTCAGTAAAAGGCGATTTGAATACCCTTGATGAAGATATAGACTTTCTACTCCACATTGAATGTAAAGACCAACTAAAGTGGGCGATAAAAAGTTGGTGGAAGCAAGCAGTAGACGATTGCCCGAAGGAGAAAATCCCTTTGATATTCTTACACCAAAATCAAGAGAATAGAGATGGGAAAAGGGTTCAAGAGGCGGAGGACTTTGTATTTATTAGGGCAGAGGACTTCTTTAGATTAGTTGACAGGAACAAAATCATAAAATATAAGGAGGAAAAGAAAAATGAGTAAAATNGTATTNAANGTAGCGAGTTCCAGTAATCCAAGTTCAGTAGCAGGTGCATTAGTAAAGAATATGCAGGAAGGAAAAGAGGTTGAACTTCTTGCTGTAGGTGCAGGTGCTGTCAATCAAGCAGTAAAAGCAGTAGCAATATCCAGAGGATATATTTCTCCACAAGGTGTAGATATTACAATAAAGCCAGGGTTTGAAGATGTGGAAATTGAGGGCAAAAAGAAAACAGCAGTTAAACTTATTGTCATAGCATCGTAGGTGAGGTTATGGGAAAACTTCAACTTACAAGTGTAGTGGAAATTGACTCTGCACATTACTTAAAAGAATATGAGGGGAAGTGTGGTAATCTCCACGGACACAGATGGAAAATAGAGGTAGTTCTTGAAGGAACGCCAGAGGATTTAGATAAGGCAGGTATGCTTTGCGATTTCGGAATAATAAAGGATATATTGAAAGAGTATGACCACGCAGTATTCGTTAAGAGGGAAGACGAGGAACAATTCAAGAAGTTGAATTTAGGGATATTAGACAGAATGGTGTTGGTCGACTTCAATTCTACAGCAGAGAATTTAGCAATCTTTTGGGCGGAGGAAATAATGTATGGACTTTCGATAAGGAAACTAACTGCAAGACTAAAGAAAATTACTATATGGGAAACTCCAAACAACAAGGTAACTTACTTAATTGATTAAGATAATAGCCTGTGTCTTAATCGGCACAGGCTAATTCATAGGAAAATAAAGTCAGATAAAGAATGGGTGTTGGTATGGAAGATAAATGTGTTTGTTGTGGTGAATATGTTCCAGAGGGTAGACAGGTATGTTGGAGTTGTGAACATAAAAGTTTTGAACACCACGGTAAAGAGTTAGGTAAATTGGTAGACACAAAACAGAAAGCATACGGGGATAGCATTACAAAGACGGGGAAAATCCTGCATAGTTTTCTCGCCGATTATGATGTAGGAGATGGAAATTACCTAATCCCAAAAAAGCTAATAGACCATTTAGGGTTGTTGGTTAGAATTATTGATAAGCAGAACAGGATAATCAGTAATCCAGAAGGGGACTTAATGGGAGAGACACCATACAGAGATATAGCAGGATATGGATTATTAGGAAGTTTGCTTATAGGAGGAGAGAAGGAATGAAGTTTACAGTAAAAGAAATATACCGTTCGGTGCAGGGTGAAGGATTAGATGTAGGAAGGGAATGTATCTTTATAAGGTTTTCTGGTTGTAATAGAAGCTGTAGTTGGTGCGATACCGATTGGAGTAAAGGGGAGGTAAAAACCTTTCAAGAGTTACTAAAGGAAATAGAGGAATTTAATTGTTCCTATGTAGTATTAACTGGCGGAGAGCCAATGCTTCAAGAAGGAATAAAGGCATTGACTACAGCATTGTTCTCTAAAGGCTATGAGATAGCAATAGAAACAAATGGAACTGTTTATAAAGAGGATTTGTTTGTAGACTTGATGGCAATATCACCAAAACTTTCGTCAAGCGGGAGAGAGTTTAACGAATATGACGAACTTATTAGCTTGATACACGATTACCCTTCATTCCTGAAATTTGTTATTTCAGATGAAAAAGATATGAAGGAAGCTAAAAGGATAATAGAAACCCTCTACAATATTGACTTGCTTCCAGAGATTGTTTTTCAACCAGAGTTCGAGAGTGGGGACTTTAACGCTTTGCCAAAAATGGCAGAAAAGGTTTTGGGAGAACTGTATAACGAAGTGTATATTAGATTTCTTCCACAAATTCATAAATTGGTGGGAGTGAGATGATGAGAGTTTATAGTAATGAAATAGTATTTAGAGGGCATCCCGATAAGGTTTGCGACCAGATAAGTGATAAGATATTAGACGAGTGTTTAAGTCAAGACCCATACTCAAGGGTGGCGGTGGAAACCGTTGGGGGAAAAGGGATAATATTTGTAACTGGTGAGATAACGACCAATGCTATACTTGATGTTCAAAGCCTAGTCAAAGAGGTGCTCATAGATGTAGGGTACGACCCAAGCGAATATAACATTATAGATAATATAGGTAAACAGAGTCCAGATATTTCTTTAGGCGTAGATGTAGGAGGAGCAGGAGACCAAGGAATGATGTTTGGTTATGCTTGTAACGATACGCCAGAACTGTTACCTACCGCACAAGTTATTCTACAGAATTTCAGTCAAGCCTACGAGGTAGCCCGTAAGAATTCAGATGTTTTCTTGCCTGATGGGAAGGCACAGATTACAGGATATTATACAGATGATTTTAAGTTGGAGAGGATTAAGACCTTCACTATTTCCTATCAGAATACCGAAACAGACAGAGAAAATACAGANGAGATAGTAAAAAGCATAGCCCGAAGGATATGTGATAAGTATGATGTTGAGATAGAGGAATTTCTAGTAAACCCAACAGGGAAGTTTATGATTGGAGGATTTGAAGGAGATGCAGGACTAACAGGCAGAAAAATAGTTGTGGACTCGTATCACGGCTTTGCCAATGTAGGAGGTGGAGCATTTAGCGGAAAAGACCCAACTAAAGTTGATAGGAGTGGGGCTTATAAGGCAAGACAAATAGCCCAAAGGTATTTGATTGAGAAGGACTTGAAGTGGTGCGAGGTTCAGTTAAGCTATGCCATTGGTGTAGCAGAACCTTTAGCGATATATATTGATAGTGATAAAGGGAATATTCTTCCCAACAAAGAATTATATGTAGAATGTAGACCTCTAAACATAATCAGAGATTTAGAGTTAAGAAATCCGATATATTATGAAACTGCCCAATTCGGTCATTTCGGGCATAGTCAATTTAAGTGGGAGGTTTAGAGAATGAATTTTAATGAATATCAGAAGTTAGCTTTTAGGACTTGTAATCAATCCTTAACAAAAGAGGAATTACAGATGAACGCAGTATTAGGATTGAATGGGGAGGCAGGGGAAATTGCCGATATTTACAAGAAAGGGAATTTCCAAGGACATGAAATAAGTGAAGATGATGTCAAGGAAGAGTTAGGGGATATTCTTTGGTATATAGCTTTGATGGCTACAGCTTTGGAAGTTGACCTCGAAGATATTGCCGAAATGAATATTGATAAACTTCGTAAAAGATACCCAGAAGGGTTTAGTGAAGAAAAAAGTATAAACAGGGAGGTGTAAGAATGAAGGTAGAAGAAATTAGGGAAGTTATTTTAAGGGATAGCTTTAATAACCGCTTGACCGAGGGTGATGTAATAATCTTTAGAGATAAGTCTGATAGGGAGTTTGTCGCAGAGTTTTTAGGCTATGAGAAAGGTCTGATAAAACTTAAAAACACCACAAACGAAACCCAATATAATGTTAGGGTAAGTTCTTTGGTTTACACCAAAATCGTAGACAGGAGGACTGAAAATGTTGAAGGATAGTTTGAAGGTTGAGAGGGGACTAGAAGGATATGTAATTACAAGGGAACTGATTGAGCAGATTGACGCAGAGGAATTTAAGAGAAGGCTTACAGAGTTAGAGAGTAATAAAAAGCGTTTAGAGAATGAAAAGGAAAAGGCAGAACAGGTTATTAAGAATATCGGCAGGGAGATTGAACTTGTAGAAAGGAATATTTCCCTACTTACAGAAGCGAAAGAAAAAGGGGTTGCCTCCCACACAGAAGAAAGGTAGGGATAGTATTGAATATTAAAAGGGTTGAGGAAGCTGTAAAAGTAATTTTAGAGGAAATAGGGGAAAACCCAGAGAGGGAAGGTTTGGTTGAAACGCCTAATAGGGTAGCAAGAATGTATGAAGAGATATGTTCTGCACTTCGTACTCCACCACCAGATTTAAAGGTGTTTACTAATGAGGAAGAATACGACCAAATGATAATAGTGAAAGAAATTCCCTTCTACTCTTGCTGCGAACACCATTTAATAACCTTCTTTGGGAAAGCGTCAGTAGGCTATATTCCAAATGGGAAGTATGTAGGTTTAAGTAAGATTGCAAGGACAATAGATTACTTTGCAAGAAAACCGCAGGTGCAAGAAAGGTTAACAGAAGAAATAGCAGATTATTTGTTTGATAGATTGACACCGCAAGGACTTATAGTAGTAGTTAAAGCAAGACATTTATGTATGGAAGCAAGAGGAATAAAGAAATCAGGGGCAGAAACAGTAACAAGTGCTATCAGAGGAGATATTGATAAAAATGAATTTCTCCAATTACTTAATACTACGAAATAGCAAAGAGATAGGGAACAGATAAGCCTGTTCCCTTCCTTTATAGGAGGGAGAATATGAACTATGATAAGTTAATGGTAGTAGCTCACCCAGACGATGAAAGCCTATTCGGTGGAGGGGAACTTCTTTCAGAAAAGGGTTGGTTGGTTATATGCGTTACGAATAAAAGCAATAAGTTACGGCGGGAAGAATTTGAGAAAGCTATGGAGTTTGTAGGGGCTGAATACGAGATATGGGATTACGAAGATAAATGGGGTGGGGATTTTGATAGACCAGAACTCATAAGAGATTTGCAAGAGGTATTAGACCGAAGGTGGTGGAAGAAAATTGTTACTCACAATTTAGATGGAGAATATGGACATACGCAACACAAGGCATTGTCAGAGATTATGCACAACATAGTAAAAGAAGATTTGTATGTGTTCGGGAAACCAGAGCCTAAAGGAGAGTTGCTTCCATTCTCAATTTTATGTAAGAAGTTTAGGCTGTTAGAGATATACAAGTCACAGCACTTTGTTATGGAGGACTTTAGGGAAAATATTCCGTATGAACGAATAAAGCGAGTTAAGTAAGGGGGAGAGCAGATGAAAAAGACATTGGTATTGGATTTAGATGGGGTAATCGCAACAGGGACTACAGAAGAAGTTTATAGTGACGAAGCGGGTTGGGCTTTTGAGAAATGTGAAGTTATGGAGGGTGCGAAGGAAGGATTAGAAAGATTAAGCAAAGAATACAACTTAATTCTTTCGACAGCAAGAAGGAAAACAGATATAGATAAAACGATGAAATGGCTAAAGGAAAAGGGTTTAATTGATTTCTTTACTGAAATAAGGATAGATGAAAAACCTTTGGCAGAACTTTATATTGATGATAAGGCGTATAGGTTTACGACTTGGGATAAGTTCAACAAGGACTTTTGGGGAGGGAAAAATCTCCGCTTGGTAAGGGCGAAGAAAGATGATTATAAAAACG